CCACTATATACCCATAGAAAAGCTAAGACCTATGGACTCGTTAACCGTAAGGATGTAAGTAATGGACGAAGAAATCTACATAGAGATGGTGTCTTCAGACGAAGCATACGAGTGGCTAAACGACATGGTGCAAACCCTTGAGGGTCATGACCGTGATGTCATAGGCACAATAGCTTTGATGCTTGAAGACCTGACCGAATTTGTAAACAAGAACGACTTCATGAAGAAACATTTCATGCAGTTCATTGAAGATAAACATGACAGCGAGGAGTTACTACATTGAGCGCAACAGATCATCAGGTAGCAGGTGACCACTACAAGAAACTAAAGATCCAACCTATTGAATACATCCTCGCGAATGAGATGCAGTTCTGTGAAGGGGCTATCATCAAGTACATCTCTCGATGGAGAGACAAGGGTGGGATAGAAGACTTACGCAAGATCAAACACTTCTGTGATTTCTTGATTGAGAACGAGGTTAAGGAAGCACCCCTCGCTGACATGAGCGAGAGGCGCGTCCCTAAGTTTTAGTCTTCTAATATGTCTTTTATTCTCTTTGCTTCCCTAGCCCCAAGCAAAGTATCTTGGATGAGTCTTCCGTATGGAGGCAACCTCTGTAGAATTTGAGAAGTTTCCGGATCAAACTTTTCTCCCTTGTAAATAGATTGCAACTCTTCAGCAATTCCATCAAACAAATTGATTGGAGGCATAATTGCTTCTGCTACAGCCGAGACTGGTTTACCTTGCTTAACTCGGTTTTCAATCACCCATTGCGAAGTACCCATTAATTTGATTGCGTTGGCTACCATTTGATCAGGCATATCTTCTATCCTGATTTCGTCTCCGCGAGAAATGAAATCCTTTACCTCTTGCACTGTAGCGCCAGATAAAGGCAGTATGGTGGCGTATGCTATAAACTTCTTCATGCCTTCCACTGGGTTTCCGTCAGTAAACTCGTGGATAATTTCTCTTCTCATTACATCAAACTGCTTAATGGTGAAAGACTTAAGAGCATAAAAAACCCTACCACTGTCAGCTTGCAGATATCGTAATGGCATTTCTGATAAGGATACTGGTTGAAAGTTTGCAAGCTCGGCAAACGCTAACATCTTAACGTTGTCCGTAATCTCTCCAGACCTTAAGTCAGACATCAACAAATCAAATTCATCTCCGAATGTTTTGCCAAACCTTTTCCTTAACTGTTCAACTCCTTTATTTGTTAATGCTTGTTTCTGAAACTTGTTGTAAGCAGCGTTAACAAGAGTTTCTTTACCAAATTTATCTACCGCTTTGAATCCACTCCAAGTAAACGTAAAGTCTAACGCTTTCGCCATCTTTCCTACTGTTCCGATTTCAGCAGAAATTAATTGGTCAGACAGCAGGTCTTCAATTTTAATCTTTGGTCTTTTTACAACAGACTTTAAAGTTGGCAGAAGTCCGTTTGCAAACACAGACATCCCCAAGTCTGCAATCTGAGTCAAAGCAGACATAGGGTTAGCAATAGTCATTTGATAGATTAAATTTTTCGCTATGTTAGCGCCTGTTCCGGTCTGCCTTTCTCCCATTCCAAACCGAGCTTCAAGCAACTCCTTAAGTTTGCCAAAGTCTTCTGATGACATTCTCTTGCCGGTAATTTCTTGCGCTATTAATTTGTCCACAGAATCGGAAAGGTCTATGCTTTTGATTCCTTTCTGCGTAGCAGCTTCTCCGAAAAATTTTCTTTTTTCTATTCGTGCCACGGAGTCAGAGATATGCTCAATCAATGCCTCTTGAGGCGCTTTGTATTGCTGTATAACATTGTCGTCTAGCCTTACTTTTCTTGACATGCTTGCCAAAGACTTTTCTGTTAGCTTTCCGTACTGCCTACCTTTTAAAACCTGAGCTACAACCTCTTCAGCTTCAATCTGTGGCAAAGCATTAACGTCTTTTATGCCTAGTTTTTTGGCTCGATCTGACAATGCTTTATCAATAGGAACTTTATATTCTTTTCCTATTGAGTTTAAAAAGTCTTTATAACTAGCAATCTTTAAAGGGAAATAATTGTCTATTGATTTAAATTCATAACCCGATCCGATAAGCTCGTCTTCAATATCTTTAAGTAAAAGTTTTGTATCATCTACAATTTGTGGCGCAGCAGAATCGTACTTAGAAAGTATTGCTTTAGCTCCGTTAAAATCTTCACTTCCAAGATGCCTGTTTACTTGGTTGACAACCTTGGTCGGCAAGCTTTTCATTAAAGCAACGAAAGGCTCTGCTCTTTTAATGTAGCTAGAAGTCTTGACCCCTACCGCTGCATCATGCTTCTTGAGTCTTCCTCCAACCATAGGGTTAATTCTCGCAACGTCCGTAGACAATACGCCAACAAAATCCCTTGCTGTTTTAACTACAGCATTTGAAGCTGTAAACGGATTCAAAGCATTAGCCTCATCTGTAGCCAAAGCCAATGCCTCTGCTTTTGTGGCGGGTATATTAACGTTAAAGTCTGATTGAATCTGTATGTCTTTTAACTCGTCAAGACTTAATCCTGTTTTCTGTTGTATGAAAGGTAGAACCTCATCAAATGAGGTTGCAGTGTCGTCAGCTTTGTTTGCCACAAAGTCATTAATAATAGCCTGTATCTCAAACATTTGTTCATTTGCTTGAGCCTGAACTTTAGGAGAAGACCTGCTAATTAAAGCTTTCTTTACTCCCCGCCCAAGAGCGTTTAATCCGCTCGCTGCAACTGGAGCGGCAATAGCAGAGATACCCGCAACAGCAGCAACCTCTTTTGGATTCACCTTTGCAGTAGCAGCTAATTGATCTAATGCACTGTACTCTGCTCCAAAAGCTGCGCTTGCTAGACTTAAACTTTTTAGTCCTGCTTTTCCCGCAGCCCCAACAGGAATTAAAGTAGTTGGAGAAAACAGCGCTCCTGCAAAAGAACCTAATCCTTCAGCCCATCCTCCAGACTTTTGTTTAGAAAGCACAGGATAACTTTGTGCAAGCTCTTGCTCATCTAGTTTAGCTAATACAGCGGCTTTAACTTCATCAGAAGCATTAGCAAACTTTTCTCCATATGCTTCTTCTGCGGGGGTGTAATTAAATCCATCAAACTTTCCAAGCCCCGCTTTAACTTGCAGGGTTCTATACAACAAGCCTACGTCTGATTTTGTTTTCTCAAAACCATAAGCAAATTTTCTGACATTGCTTATGTCATCTGATTCTATTTCATCAGGAACAGGCTGCTTATTAAGATCGCCAAATGCAATTTGACGACCTTCTTCTGACATTGCATCAACATTTCTTGACGCAAGCGCAGCTAAATCTTCTCGGCTTAACAGTGTTAAATCAGGCATAGTAACCTCTAGTCAAAGACCTGTCCCGCAAGTTGAGCGGCTCTTTCAAGGACAATATTTTCTAAGTTGTTTAGCTGCTCCACAACAATCCTTCTGCTAGGAGGGGAAAGCTGACCAATCTTAGATCGCATTTCCTTTATGTTTTGTTTTGCCAAATCAATATTGGTTGCAATTTGCTCGCCTTGTCTCCTGCTTGATGCCTGTCCCTCAACAAGAGTTCCAACAAGATTTGCTGTTGATCCTAATAAAGAATCTATACCTGCGTCTCTAGCTTTCTTTATGTTATCCACTGATGACAGTGTTGTTTTTAAAACATTAAAAGCATCAATCGCAGCTTGTTGCACGACCGGAATATTTTTTGCAAGACTTGATACAACAGGAAAGTCTAATCCTTCTACTGCTTTCAGGTATTGTGAAGCACTTACTCCTTGATCTTGTGCGTTTGTTTCTGTTTGATCGTCACCAGAATTAAAAAGCTTTTTGCTAACTTCCCGCATACCAAGCATAGCTTGTACGACCATAGACGGGTTTTCTGTGTATGGAACAGGCTGAGTAGAAGTAGGCATTACATCCGTTGCACCCGCTTCGGAAGACTCTATACGATTTTGCAAGGCTGATGCTTCGTCAAATATAGAGTTTACTTCAGATTCAAATCCCGCAAGGTTTAATCCTACCTGTTCAGATTGCTGCCCAAGATTAATATTTGCAGGTGAGACAGCAGGAAGATTTCCCTTTGCTATGTTAACAGAGCGTTGCATTTGCTCGTCTGCACCTTGTCCTCCGCTAGCCAGTACGGCTCTTGCGCCTCCATTGGGCAAGCTATTAACTGCTGCTTCTACCGCCTCAGTTACGGTCATTTCAGGATTTAAAACTCTCCAAACTGCCGCCTCATCAAGAAGGCTTTGTTGATTAAACTTATTTTCTCCGCCCCAAGTTAAAAAGCCAATGCTAGATTCTGAGCCTTCTTCTATTTCTTTTAATAATCTTTGAGCTTGATCGTTTTCAGCAATGGCAAGCACCGCTGTGTCTCTGTCTGTACCTTTTAATGATTCAAATTGAAATGGCTTGACTTTTGCTTTTGCTGAGAGTTGCTCAGCCCAAGATGTCATTAAATCTTTTGCGGTTAGTTCGCCATTTTTGTAGGACTCTACAAATGCCGCAGGTACACCCATCGCTCTATACCTAGCAATAGTTGCCGATTTATTTTCTTGCGCTTGTTCGGCTAATGCCGCCTCTCTTTCTGCGGCGTTTAATTGAAGCTCTTGTAGTCTTGTGGTTCGTGTGCGATCTTCTTTTTCTATTCGTGCCTGAGCAGCAGCTTGCCTAAGTGTAGCGGCGCGAAGAGGGTCTATTGATTGCAGTGCCTGTGCAGCTTGCAGCATTCCTTCAGGCGTAGACATGTCTAACCCTGCAATCTGCTCGCCTACTCTCTCACCAGTAGTCCTTGGATCGATCCCAAGCATAGGCTGTACTGCACGGCGCAAGTCTTCGTTGCGTTGTACGCCTAGCTGACCTGCCATCTGAGCAAGAGGGGCTAATGCTCTAGCTCGGCCTGTGAGACCTGATGCTAGTAGCTGACCTTGAGCCATGCCCTGCTGTAGTAACTTCTGCTGACGCTGTTCAGGAGTATCAATGATATCCGCGAAGAGTGTGCTTATATTAATCGCCATTGTTTAACTCCTATGAAGAGAACGGGAAATTACTTGGTAGGTTTAAAATATCTGACGTAAACCCGCCTACGCCCTGATTAATTTGCTCTGCTATTCCTGCGGTTATAGGATTCAAACCGGAAGTATTAATTAACCCGCCTGTAGTATTGCCTCCTGTTTGAGCAGTACGCTCGCCCTTCAATAAATCAAACAGACCTTGGAACTGCTGCTGACGTAGAGCATTAGCAAGAGCGGAGTAACCAAGCTGCGCCTCAAGAGTAGACTCTGCTAGCCCTGTACCTAAGCCCAAGCCTGTAGCCTGTAGACCCGCGCCAATCTGCGATGCTTGCAAGGCAGGAGATAGAGTCGCGAGGAGTTGGTTCTGTCCTTGGTAAGCCGATGGGATTGATTGTAGACCTAGCTCGCCTAGCAGCCCTAGCCTTGATCGCGTCTCGCCTAATCCTGCAAGAGTCTGCTGTGACGTTAACGCTTGCTCTGCGCGAGCCTGTTCCATAGCTGTTAATGCAGAACCCGCTTGTTGCTCCTGTATAGCTTTTTCAAGGGCTAACTGTTCTGGTGTGCCACCAAACATACCTGTGCGAACACCTGTCCTTCCCTGCCCAAATAGACGCTCCTCAAGGGCAAGACGCTGCCGCTCCTGCTCAGGTGCTTGCAAGGCTGTGAGGTTGCCCATGATCTCCTGCTCTCGCGCAGCCCTTTGCGTAGGGTCTTGCGTTAGCATTCCAATAAGAGAGGCTTGCTCGTCTGCACGAGCTTGCGGGTCATCCAAGAATCCAAATGCACGACTACCAAAGCCTAGCATTCTTTCTTGTAAAGCCTGTTCAGTAGGGCTAAGCATGGTATCTAGGTTGCCAGTAGAGCCAAACCCTGCCCTTGAACCTGTAGCTGTGGTTACACCAAACGGTTTGAACTGAGACTGCCGACCAATCTCACCCATTAACCCGCCACTCGCGGCCTCTGGAGGACGATCACCGTAGACAGTTCTTACGTCACGCTCACCTGCCGCTTCAATGTCGCTGATTGCTTTCTGTTGAGCGGCCGCGCTACCTATTGAAGATAGCAAGCCACCTGTTGTTCCACCTATTAAGTTGTCATACCAAGCCATTAGTAAGTACCTCCATCAATAGTATCAAATGTGGACGTACCACTAACCACTAGGTTGGCTGCGGTGACCGTTCCTGTAAATGTAGGAGACTCAGAGTTTGATTTGCTATTTACTGCTACAGCAATTGCATCGTACTCAGCCCCTACCTCAGTGCCTTTGATTACTTTAGCGGGGTTACCACTAACCAAAGCATCCTTAGCTGCGAAGTTCGTTATCTTCGTGTAGTTAGACATTACACAATCCTTCCCATTAGGGCTTGAATATTAATTTCTTGCAAGGCAATTGTCTTGCCATCAACTGTGGTCTCTACGCCAACGGCTACTACTGTACCCTGCCCTGACGTATTGATTTTCTTTCGCGTTATCAATGCAATAGAGGAAGAGTACTCTGCCTCGGTGTTAAATTCTGAGATATTGTATTGTCCCACATTCGACTTGGGTAAGGTATACGCTTGCTTTTTGTACGCACCAGAGTAGTCGTATGCCCAGTTCAATACCACCGTAGCTTCAGCCCCGTCAAACGTAGTGAGGTTAATCTTCTTTAGGAACTTTAAGTTAGATGTATCGCCAAAGCTAAGAGGATGACTAAAGTAGCTAAGCAGATAACTTGTTGTTCCATCTTTAAATCCTATGTATTGAGCGATACCCGTACTGTTGCCAAGATATAAAGACTCGGTAGAGGTATTAGCAAAGATTAATGGGTTGATGTGCGACCATGTGGTTGCTCTAAAACTTCCATCCTGTAGAGGGAAGCGAGTATCAAAGCAATATACTACGGCTAACTGTGGGAAGTTTAGTAACACAAACGCCTCACGAGGCGAGTAGTGCATGCTAATGTTCCCTGTTTCTGCCGCGAAGAGAGACTTGATATCGTTGTTGACGTTCTTAGATATGTCGCCAATTGGGGCTGATTTCTCTTGAATGGTTCTTGCTAGGCTTCTAACCCCTGAGTCATCAAGGAAGATAAGATCTTTACCTGTGGAAACAACTGTGTCTCGCGACACACAACCCACATTAGAGATAGTATCCGCGAGGGTCATGTTGGCAGGGCTATCTGCTCCTTCGTATATAACGATAGAGTTACGTCCAAAGATAACTAAGAAGCCGTTGTGAGCCGCTAGGGCAACGATCGTGTCGTAACCTGTAGGCCAGACAGTAGTAATGTCAATCGAGCCTGTAGAGCCTCCTGACCAACCTGAGCCGTTTAATAGGTCTGACCAATAGATTGTTGACTTATTAGCTGTGAAGTCTGCCACCCACAGCCGACCAAACGCTGCTAAGCATTCATGCCCTTGTGGCGGCGTGCCTGTAGCATGAGCATGTGCAGACATAGGCTCTAATGTACCCGTGTGGTCTGAGTACACCAAGGGTTCTTGCCCACGCTGAAAGATATACATGTGATCGTTGAACGAGACAAACTTCCAATTGTTAGCTAAAACAGTATAAGCCGCAGGAGTAACATCAGTCAGCGTAGTTGTTCCGGTAAAGAGTTTGTTGTTACCTGCTGATAAGAACGTAACATCGCCGTCTGAGGCAACGTATTCGCCCATAGACTCAATGCCATCGGATGTGCCTAGCACCGCAGCCCCGTTAGTAGAGATCATGGTATATCCCTTTCTCGCGGCTATCCTTCCCTCTTTATCAATCACACAGTTGTCCGCAACAGCAGAAAAGCTAGGCTCTTGCGCGAGAGGTGCGTCTTGGGTGTTTATCCCTGCGAATCCCGGAGCTGTGATTGTAATGCTCTGTAGTTGTTGAGCCATCTACACCACCCTATAGGTTGTTTCTTCTGGGTAACGGTTAGCGTCTACTGCGATTGCATCTGACAACGCTGATGAAGCTACGGCAAACTGCTCTGCTGCTGACTGACCACCTGTCTCACCTCTTTCGCGAAGAGCCATAGCGTAGGCCATCTGTACGACAGGATGATACGGGACTTTAATCTTAGTAGCATCTGCCGCGAGTAATGCCTGTGGTGATGCAATGTCAAACCGTAGCGTGTACACAGCATCCGGTTGCGGATAGACCTTGACCTTAAGATCATCGTTATCATCTACACCACTGACAATGTAATCAGTAGGCACTGCGCTCGTAGGAGTCTGATTGAAGTACACGTTGTCAAAATACGGCACAGTGTTTAGCGTCAAGAATCCGTGACCGCTACTGCTAAGTGCTTGTTTGATTACCGCACTCTGACCTGAGCCTGTAAGAGAATACTCTGCCTGACCAACTACTGTGGGGACTTCAACAGTGCTGCGCAATGCAGACCAATTCCATGAATCCTCTACTAGCTTCTTCGCGTCATTGATCAAGTCGCCTATCAAAGCGGAGTAAGAAGTCTCGCTCGTGGTAGTGACTTCATCTTCTCTTAACCTGCGGAGGACGTTGTTAATTGCTTCTAAGTATGTCATCTACCTGCCTCCAGTGGCTTGTAAGAATCGTTCAAACATCCCAACCGGAATGTTATCTAGCTCTGTAAACTTTGGCTCAAACAAGATTGAGTCAGTTAGTGGAGTGCTGTTAACTACTTGAGCGAATAAACCAATTGCGCCATCTTTTCCTGCATCGCCTTTTTCGCCTCTTATACCCTGTAGACCTTGCAAGCCCTGCTCGCCTTGTATACCCTGCTCGCCTTGTATGCCTTGGTCTCCGGTATCGCCTTTTTCTCCTGTAGCCCCAGTAGCTCCTACATCTCCTGTAGCACCAGTAGCACCAGTAGCGCCAGTAGCACCTATTTCACCTTGGACACCTTGTATACCTTGCTCGCCCTTAGCACCTGTTGCTCCGGTAGCACCTGTAGCTCCAATAGCCCCCATTAACCCTTGAAGACCTTGGTCGCCTTTCTCACCTTTTTCACCTGTTTCACCTTGGATGCCTT